TATTTTGAACCTGGTCGGGGAGTGCGAAGAATGAAACTGGAAGCCTCCCTCAAACACTTTAGCCCTCAGGGCATGCATATCACCGACGACGCGAAAAGCACATCCCCGAATCGCCTGAATGGCACAGACATTATGACCGGGATCGGGGTGACCAGCAGCCGGGCACGGTTCGGGCTGGCGGCATTCTTTGGTAAGGCTGGCATCAGTAAGACCGATGAGCAACTGGCGGTTCAGGCGCTGGCGCGGTATGCAATTGAGACAGCACCAAAAAACGTTCGGAAGGCTGCGGGTAAAGCGCTGGGGCGCTGCTGCCTGATTCTGGCGCAATTTGCCTTTGCAGAATATTCCCGCTCAGCTGAAACCACCGGGACCTGCAAGGCATGTGAGGGAGCTGGTGTAACAAAATCAGTTGAGGCCGTTGTTAAGCATCCTGGGATACACAAAAGCGACGGAGAGGAAATTGTCGCCCCGATTATCAGGCAGGAGTGGGTAGTACGGCAGTGTGTTGCATGCGGCGGAAAAGGTGCCATTAACGCCCGCTGCCGCTGTGGTGGTTCCGGTCAGGTGCTGGATCGGAAAGCGACCAAAGAGCGCGGGGCACCAGTTTACAAGGCGTGTGAGCGTTGTTCGGGGAATGGATTCTCAACGGTGCCATCAACCGCCGCATACAAAGCGATTCTGATCCTCATTCCTGATCTGCACGTCAGAACATGGACCCGTAACTGGAAGCCCTTCTGCGATGCGCTGGTGGACATCTGCCGGCAGGGGGAAGAGCAGGCCGACAAAGAGTTTCAGCGAGCCACGGCATATTAAAAAGATACCGGCATTATTTTGCATTTTAGAAACAAAAAACTTGATTTTGTCCGAAGTTGTCGTGTAATCTTCAAATCGTGGGATATAACGCCCGTACGAAACCAATCAATGAAACCCTGCCACCCGGCGGGTTTTTTTGCGTTGTGCTTGCTGCGAAAATTTCTTAGGTATTGTAAGTTATCCCTGACTTATCCAGTTAATAATGAAAAGAGGGATGCTATGAATGCTTTTCCTGGTTTTGGTGGCGGGTTTCGCAAGAACGAACCGACGACTCCAAGCATTATGAGTAATAATGTTTCAGTAATTACAAAGAAAATTAATCCGAAGGGCGAAATCAAGGCAACATATTTTACATACACCAAACCCGCCACCTTCTCACCTTATGAACAAGAATGTTACTATAATGTAGCTAGAATGATTAGGGATCATGGTGGAGAGGCCATTTATGGCTGGGTGCTGTGGGAAAGCGATATTATGATAGAAGGGGAGGCTCACTGCCTTTACAAGGATCTGTCTGGTAATGTCTTTGATATAACCCCGCGGGTTTCTGGTGAAGAGAAAATACTATTCATAGAGGATTCTCGCCTAAATATCTCGCTGAAGCATATTAAAGAAACCCGTTTTTCTATGATTCAGCACACGAACCCACAGCTAATATTTAGTATGAATTTATTTGTTGAATCGAAAGCGGTTCCATTGGTGTTTGACCAAAATGAAATAAGGGTTATAAAACTAATCGATTACAAAGATAGTTTTTTATTTCAATAAATTGTAATCAATATCACAAAAGGCTGCGCATTTTCGCGGCCTTTTTCATTTGTGCCGCCAGAGCGTCATTCACTCTGTGCTTTGTCGTTAATCCATCTGGCGGCCATTCATACAGGCCCACTGTCTGACGGGCTCATAACCCAACCCGGGCAGGTTAAAGAGCGTGGGACTCCTAACCCCACAATCGCTAACGGGGTCGCTCATTCCTTTCCCCTCTTCAGAGAGGAACTCACAGCAATAAAGAGGGGCTTATGTCCGCAGAACCGATCTCGGGTACCGCAGTTGCGTCGGCGGGACTCGCTGGCGCCAGTGTATTTGGTCTGGCAACAGGCATTGATTACGGCGTCGTTTTTGGTGCTTTTGCTGGTTCCGTTTTCTACGTAGCGACCGCCGCGAACGTAACCCGGTTGCGGCTGGTGGCCTATTTCGTGACGTCGTTTATTGTCGGGGTGATAGGCGCCGGCCTTCTTGGGTCATACCTGGCGTCATGGACACACTATAGCGATCGCCCCCTTGACGCCCTCGGCGCCGTTATAGTTTCAGCGATAACCATCAAGGTCCTCACCTTCCTGAATAATCAGGAAATGAGCGGACTGATTGGCATGCTTTCCCGCATGCGGGGAGGAGGTTCAAGTGGTAAATGATCCTTCAGCGCTGGCGAATGCAGTCATTTGCGCCGTCATTGTGCTGGCATTGATGTTCTACCAACGAGGTAGTGCGAGACACCGTCCGGGCATATCCGTTCTGGCTTATCTCATGGTGCTGGTTTATGCCAGCATCCCTTTCCGTTTCCTGTTTGGCCTGTACGAGTCATCCCACTGGCTGGTGGTGCTGGCTAACATTCTTATCTGCGGCGCGGTTCTCTGGTTCAGGGGGAATATAGCGCGTCTGGTTGATGCACTGAGGCACTAATGAATCAATCACAATTTCAAAAGGCGGCTGGCATCAGCGCCGGGTTAGCTGCGCGCTGGTTTCCGCATATTACAGCCGCGATGAAAGAGTTTGGAATCACTGCTCCACTCGATCAGGCAATGTTCATTGCCCAGATGGGACATGAGTCCGGAGGCTTTACCCGGCTGGTGGAAAATCTGAACTATGCAGCAGATAGCCTTGTGCCTACGTTCGGTAAACACCGTATCACCGCCCAGCAGGCCGCCGCACTCGGCAGAACGGCAACGCAGCCAGCTAATCAGCGAGCAATCGCGAATCTGGTGTATGGGGGCGAGTGGGGCAAAAAGAATCTCGGTAATCAGGTTGCCGGTGATGGCTGGAAATATCGTGGTCGCGGTCTGAAACAAGTCACGGGCCTGAGCAACTATCGCAGCTGCGGATTGGCGCTGAAGCTTGAACTTGTCACCCAGCCTGAGCTGCTGGAGCGAGATGATTACGCAGCGCGTTCAGCCGCATGGTTTTATGTTTCCCACGGTTGCCTGCTTCATTCCGGCGACGTGGAGCGTGTAACGCTGCTTATTAACGGTGGTCGAAACGGTCTGGATAAACGCCGAGCGCTGTTTAACCTGGCTAAATCTGTACTGGTATGAGGTCACTATGGGCATTGAAATGATTATTGGTCTGGCAACTGCTTTGCTGGCGGTTATCGCTGGCGCGTTCGGTATTGGCCACGCTCGCGGGACCAGTAAGGCAGAAGCCAAAGCCGATCAACAGCGTACCGAAGAGAACGCCGCCGCCACCGTCGCCGCGGCAGAACGTAAGGCGGAAGTCATGAAAGGGGCCAGTGATGTACAGCAGACTGTTAGCCATATGCCTGATGACGATGTTGATCGGGAGCTGCGCGAAAAGTTTACCCGCCCCGGTAGTCGTTGATACGGCCTGCAGTTGGGTTCGCATTATCTACCTGACTGACCACGATATTGATGTGCTGGATAAGCAGACCAAGCGCGACATCCTGGCGCACAACAAAGCAGTGCAGGCTAACTGCCCGCAACCAACCGGCAGGGTTACGCGATGACCAAGGCAAAGAATATTGAGTTTCGACTGAGCAAACTTGAGAAAGGGCCAGACAAGAAGGTGCTGGCCTTTATGGATAATAAGGCTAAAGCTATTGCAGGTATTTTTTTTGCTCAGGCTCTACGTCCTGTGAAGAGAAATTAAGTACCTCTTTAAAAACATTCGCATAAGCAGCATTCATTTTTTCTATGGTTTCCGAAGTAACATCGCTCGTATGAGAAAAATCGAAATTATCCATCAATTTTTCTTCTGAAATGATTTCTATTGCACGAAGCAGAGGGCCTTTTTGTTCTTCAGGCAGGGTGTGAATGATAAAAGCAATGATGCTTCTTAGAGCTGTTATCCGGGCGTGGGTTTCATAAATATGGTCATTCATAGTTTCATACCTGTTCTGTTTGGTTTGGCGATTTAACAGTATCAGGCAGAGATGACGACTGCCACCATGTGGCAACAGATACACGTGACGCCTCGCAGTAGCGGGGCTTTTTATTACCAGAAGCAGGAGAAGAAGCATGTTAACAGTAAAAGTGATGTCACCAGATGGTGGCGAAGAAATCCATAGCGGCCTGAGCGTTGGTTTCAACCCCAACCAGCAGAGTATTGCCGTATCGGGAATGGACCAGAACGCATTCCTGAAGCAGGGAGAGGTTGCCTATGTGATGAACGCAAACGGCAAGACCATTTCCCGTTACGAACACAGGGTCCAGCAGTAGGCATTACAGAAGCTCCTGAGCTAGGGGCTTCGATAATGCTAAACCGAAAAATCGGGTTAAAGCCTGATAAAAAACCCCGTGGAGGAAATCCCAAAACTACGGGGTGCTGAACAGCCAGCCAATGACGGATTGTAGCCACGTAGCTGGTGTATTTTCTACTGGGTGAGAATAAAAATGAGAGCCAGGAAGGCTTGAGAGTGGCTCATCCATGAGCTCACGGGTAGAACGGCAGACTTTGTCATGGCAGAGCAAAGTCATAAGTTAGTTTAGGTAACATTTCGGATATAACAAGCGTAGCGGGGTATTCCTAATAATGGAGCACCGCAGCTATAGCTTTACAGGAGCCATTCACCGAGTGGCTTCGATAATGCTCCCCACATCGCACAGAGGTAAGACATGGCAGAGATCACACCAGCAGAACAGATTCGACTAAATCTGCTCTCCACCCTGAACTACGACACAGCAGCTGCAAAAGAGGCTATTGCGTTCGTTCAGGATAGCCAGCTCAAATATCAGCTGTTCATCCAGCAGTACAACCGCGTGACAACTGAATCAGAAGTTGTGGCGCGGACCATCAAAGCGGTTCAGGAGTCGGCGGAAGCGTTAGCGCTGTTTGATACCGCGGCTGAGCAGGCCAGTTAAGGCATTACAGCAGGCATTCACGTAGTGCCTGTGATAATGTTAAAGCTCCTGTATAAGGGGCAGTTGTATGATGTCATGCAACGAAGCAACCAAACTATGGAAAGTCCGGGTAATGGTTTTGGAGTGAATGTGACGTTTCGCAACGATATAGATGGCTACTTTTTCCTGTTGCTTAGTATGTGGCCAGTGCTAATGGTTTTATTCCTGGGATTGTCCTCTGCATTTTACGGTGTGTTAATGCCTAAAACGGCAATTGCTTGTCTGGTGATCGCTGCCGCTGTGGGTACCGTTGGGTGGTTCTATGGATAGGCATCCTGGAAACATTTGGTCAGGTTATAGACTGTATTACAGCAGGCATTCACTGAGTGCCTGTGATAATGATAAATTACTTACTCACACCTTTTGTGAGGTAAGAGAAATGAAGCATCTTGTACATTCTTTTTTATCTGTATCATCTGACGGTGCAACTATTAAGTACGAAATATATTCTCAAGATCAGGAATTAGGACATTTAAAGAAGATCCCGGAGGGTAGTTGTCAGATCATTAAGTCGATATATCAAAAGGATAGCAATAGTTTTAAGTTAATAGACTTAAACGTAAATGTTGAGGATTTATTTAAGGCAAATCAACCCAAGCCAAATACTTGGTACTCGGATGGGCAAGACCGTGTAAATCTCGACATGCTTATCAATTATCTTGATAACTTAAAATAATTGTAAGTTGAAATCATTTAGACCTCGAATCCCGAGGTCTTTTTTTTGGAGGTTTTATGCGCCTGACTGTTCTCAGTAACGACCCTGGTGAACGTATATGGCCTAGCCGTGAACGCATAACGGTGTACCTCAACGGTGTCGAGGTCAAGTACGTTTTTACCGCCGATGATCAGAAGGGCGAAGTTATCGCTGCTACGCTCGACTGTCTTGGCAACCTCATAGCCGAGAATGGCGAGATTAAGCGCCAGAAGCTGTTAGGTCAGGTGAGGATAGAGCGATGCCCGCGCTAATACCCCGCGCCTGCCGTAAGCGTGGATGTCCTGGAACTACCACAGACCGCTTAGGCTACTGCGAGAAGCACCGCAACGAAGGCTGGCAACAGCATCAACAGGGAAAGAGTCGCCACGAGCGTGGCTACGGTAGCCAGTGGGATATCAGGCGTGCGCGCATCCTGAAACGCGACAACCATTTATGCCAGAACTGCCTTCGCAGCGGGCGAGCTGTCGCAGCAAAGACGGTTGACCACATCAAGGCCAAGGCTCATGGGGGTACCGATGACGATTCGAACCTCGAAAGCCTGTGCTGGCCTTGCCATCGAACGAAAACCGGGCGCGAACGCATAAAGTGATATCGATTCTCATTTGAGGCGAGGCAGAGGGGGCGGGGTCAAATCCCTGACGGCAAAGGCCAAAAGGACCGCCGCCTAACCTTTTTTCACACCGCCGCAGGTTAGAAAACTTTTTTTGGGGTCCCCCATCCAATGATTAATAGGAGTTTTCGATTATGCCAGGACCACCGAAAACCCCGACACATCTGGCTTTAGTGAAGGGGAACCCATCCAAACGCCCGATCAATAAGAACGAGCCAAAACCCCCGTCAGGGGTCCCCCCAATACCGAAACATTTCGATAAACAGGGTAAGTACTGGTTCAAGCGTATTGGTGAGGAACTTGATGCCGTCGGCGTGTTGACCACGCTGGATGCTAAAGCGCTGGAGTTGTTGATCGAAGCCTATGTTGAATACCGGCATCACTGCGACACTCTTGATCGTGAAGGTTACACCTATGCCGTCTACAGCGAAGATGATTCAGATGAAGGAGGGGAGCGGGAAATCAGAATGATAAAACCGCACCCTGCAGCAGTCATGAAGGCTGACGCGTGGAAACGGATCAGAGCGATGCTGAGCGAATTCGGCATGACACCTGCCAGCCGATCAAAGGTTGGTGCAAAAGTCCCGGCAGAAGCCGACCCACTGGAAGAATTTCTTAAAAAGCGCAAATGATGAATGGCAACCGTTGCAGATGGATTTCGCTACGCCGAGCGCGTGGTATCTGGCGATATCGTTGCTGGCGAGCTGGTGCGTCTTGCGTGCCAGCGGTTCTTTCATGATTTAGAACACGGCCCGGCGCGCGGTGTTTATTTTGATGAAGGCCGCGCCCAGCACGTTCTCGATTTCTATAACTTTGTTCCCCACGTGAAGGGGCATTTGACCGGCAAGCCGATCGAGCTGATGGACTGGCACGTTTTTATCCTGATAAATCTTTTTGGGTTTGTCGTCCCGCTGATAGATGAAATTACGTGTGAAGGAGTTCTGGATGACGACGGCGAACCCATGTTTGTACGGCGGTTTCGTACCGCTTATGACGAAGTAGCCCGTAAGAATGCAAAATCAACGCTTTCATCTGGAATCGGCCTTTATATGGCTGGCGCTGATGGTGAGGGCGGCGCTGAGGTTTATTCCGCTGCAACCACCCGGGATCAGGCCCGCATTGTGTTTGATGATGCCAAACGCATGATTAAGCTGGCCCCGAAAACTCTGGGGCGGTTATTTGGCAGCAATAAGCTGAATATTCACCAGGAGCGGACAGGCTCTAAGTTTGAACCTGTAGCCAGTGATGCGAACAACCTCGACGGTCTGAATATTCACTGCGGGATTGTTGATGAGCTCCATGCGCATAAAACCCGAGATGTCTGGGAAGTTCTCGAAACGGCAACCGGCGCCCGACTACAGTCTCTTATCTTCGCGATCACTACTGCGGGATTTAATAAAGAGGGTATTTGTTACGAGCAGCGTGATTATGCCATTAAGTTGCTGAAAAATTTTGACAACCCGGACCCTCTATCACCGAAAGATGATAGCTATTTCGCACTGATTTATACCCTGGATGAGGGTGACGATCCTTTCGACGAGGCAAACTGGCCGAAAGCAAATCCCGGTCTGGGTGTTTGTAAGCGATGGGACGATATGCGTCGCCTGGCTAAAAAGGCGAAAGAGCAGGTGGCAGCGCGGGTCGGATTTTTTACCAAGCATCTCAATATCTGGGTGCAGGGTGAAAAAGCGTGGATGGATATGTCGCGCTGGGAAAAATGCCGCGATACCTGGGATGACTCAACTACGGCCAGCTGGTCAATGTGGCTCGGCGTTGATCTTTCCAACAAAATTGATATTTCAGCCGCGGTTAAAGTATGGCTTGCCCCAAATGGTGATGTTTACGCGCGTTCCCGATTCTGGATACCTGAGGGACGGCTGGAAGCCTGCACAAAACAGCAGGCGGAACTTTACCGCAAATGGAATCAAGCGGGATATCTGGAATTTACTGATGGGGATGTTATTGACCATGCCGTGATTAAAGAGGAAACGATCGAGTGGGCACGCGGTGAATCACTGAATGAATTCGCGTACGACCCCTGGAGTGCCACTCAGTTTGCTTTGTCGGTAGCAGCTGAAGGAATACCGATTGTTGAAGTCCCTCAGACGGTGAAAAACCTGTCAGAAGCGATGAAGGAAGTCGAGGCCAAGATTTACGCCGGGCGTTTTCATCACGACGGTAATCCGGTAATGACCTGGATGATGTCAAACGTCACCGTCAAACCAGACAAAAACGAGAATATTTTCCCCAACAAGGCCACCCCAGAAAACAAAATTGACGGCCCTGTCGCGATGTTTATTGCGATGAGTCGCCTGCTTGTTAACGGTGGTGGTGAAGTTGACTTCCTGTCCACTATCGACCCTGACGAAGACCTTTTACTTCTATGAAAACTTTAATCACTGATGCTATCGGGCTTACCGGGTTCGGTTCGCTTGCTGCTGGCGTGTATCTCCAGTTCGGGCTGGCGATGTCTCTGATGATGTCGGGAACCCTGCTACTCATTTATGCGCTGTTAGCGGCAATGAGGGGGAATAATGCTGCTTGATGCTCTTTTTCGCAGTGAACCACTGGAAAACCCGGCTACGCCGATCACGAGTGAGTCGGCAGAAACAGATAACGTGTTTGCCCAGGACGTATTTGTCAGCCCGCAAACGGCGATGAAGCTGGCTGCGGTGTATGCCTGTATTTACGTTATCTCTTCGAATATCGCTCAGATGCCACTGCATGTTATGCGGAAAACCAATAACAAGGTTGAAGCTGCCCGCGATCACCCTGTGTTTTACCTGGTTCACGATGAGCCGAATATGTGGCAGACCAGCTATAAGTGGCGTGAGCTAAAACAGCGTCATATTTTGGGCTGGGGGAATGGTTACACCTGGGTGAAGCGTTCCCGTCGTGGTGAAGTTTCCGGGCTGGAATGCTGCATGCCCTGGGAAACGACACTGCTTAACACGGGTGGTCGGTATACCTATGGCGTTTACAACGAAGAGGGGGCGTTTGCCGTCAATCCCGACGATATGGTGCATATCCGGGCGCTGGGTAACAACCAGAAAATGGGGCTTAGCCCAATTATGCAGCATGCCGAGACGATAGGAATGGGGATGAGTGGGCAGGCTTATACCAGTTCATTCTTCAACGGTAATGCGCGACCCGCTGGCATTATTTCGGTGAAAAGCCAGCTGAATGAAGAAAGCTGGGGGCGTTTAAAAAGCATGTGGCAAAAAGCTACAGCTGCTTTGCGCAGCCAGGAGAATAAAACAATGCTTCTCCCGGCAGAGCTGGATTACAAAGCGCTCACCGTTTCCCCGGTTGATGCCCAGATCATTGATATGTCGAAGCTGAATCGGTCGATGATTGCCGGGATATTTAATGTACCGGCGCACATGATTAACGATCTCGAAAAAGCCACTTTCTCAAATATTACGCAGCAGGCCATTCAGTTTGTCCGCTACACGATCATGCCGTGGGTAACGAACTGGGAACAGGAACTCAATCGCCGTCTGTTCACCCGTGCTGAACTGGCCGCCGGATATTACGTCAGGTTTAACCTGACAGGCCTGCTACGCGGGACCCCGCAGGAACGTGCTCAGTTCTACCACTTTGCGATCACTGATGGCTGGATGAGCCGCAATGAAGCGCGAGCCTTCGAAGACATGAATCCGGTAGATGGCCTGGATGAAATGCTGGTGAGCGTTAACGCCGCGAACCCCGCAGACGATTTTAAGGCACCTAAAACCGACGAGGAAAAGCCCAATGAATGACCGTGAAACGCGCTGTTACAGCGGGGAGGTCAGAGCCGAGCAACGCACCGATGAACCTACCCGCATTCTGGGCTATGGCTCGGTGTTCAACAGCCGTTCTGAACCCCTGTGGGGATTCCGTGAAATCATCAAGCCCGGAGCATTTGACGATGTGCTGAATGATGATGTTCGCGGGCTGTTTAACCATGACCCCAACTTTATTCTCGGACGGAGCGCTGCCGGGACGCTATCCCTGTCTGTCGATGAGCGCGGCCTGCGTTACGACATTACAGCTCCGGATACGCAAACTATCCGCGATCTGGTGCTGGCGCCGATGATGCGCGGTGACATTAACCAGTCATCTTTTGCCTTCCGGGTATCCCATGACGGTGAAAATTGGTACCAGGACGATGAAGGGATCGTTATTCGTGAAATATCGAAGTTTTCCCGGCTGTTTGATGTCAGTCCGGTGACTTATCCCGCATATCAGGAGGCCGACTCCGGCGTCCGATCGATGAAAGCCTGGCAGGAGGCGCGCGACAGCGGTGCGCTAAAGAACGCCATTAATCAACGAATGGCGCGTGAGCGCCTGCTGACCCTTCTTAACACGTAAGGAAAAATCATGAAACTGCATGAAATGAAGCAAAAACGTAACATCATCGCCAAAGATATGCGTGCCCTGCATGACAAAATTGGTGATACACCCTGGACCGATGAGCAGCGTACTCAGTGGAACGCTGCAAAATCGGAGCTTGACGCCCTTGATGAGCGTATTGCACGCGAAGAGGAACTGCGCCGCCAGGATCAGGACTATATCCACGAAAACGAGCCGGAACAGCGCCAGCAGCAGAATCGTGATCCAGCAAACCCGGAAGCACAGGCTAACGAACGCCGTGCTGCGGCGTTTAATGCGTTTTTGCGCCGTGGTCTTGGCGAGATGAGCGCTGAAGAACGCCAGGCTTTAAAGGAGCTGCGTGCACAGGGCACGACGCCGGATGAAAAAGGGGGTTACACCGTACCAACCCAGTTCCGCAATAAGATCGTCGAAGCACTGAAAGATTACGGTGGAATTGCCAGTGTGGCGCAAATTCTGAATACCGCCAACGGCCAGGACATTGACTGGGCAACCTCTGACGGTACCACTGAAGAAGGTGAACTGCTGGGCGAAAACACTGAAACCAGTGAAGAAGACGTGTCTTTCGGCGGTGCAACGCTGGGGGCTAAAAAACTGTCCTCTAAAATCATTCGCGTATCCAATGAACTGCTCCAGGACAGCGGCGTAGATATCGAGGCGTTCCTGGCCGCGCGTATCGCCACTCGCATCGGACGTGGTGAAGCGAAGTATCTGGTATTAGGGACCGGCACCGGCACCCCGCTGCAGCCTAAAGGGCTGGCTGCGTCGGTAACTGGCACCAAAAATACCGCAGCAGCGACCACCTTTACCTGGAAAGAGCTGAACGCCCTGAAGCACTCTGTCGACCCGGCATACCGTAACGGTCCAAAGGTGCGCTGGGCCTTTAACGATGCAACGTTGCAGCTGGTGGAGGAAATGGAGGATGGACAGGGCCGCCCGCTCTGGTTACCGAACATTATCGGTGGCGCACCTGCTACTGTTCTGCAGGTGCCGTATGTCGTTGACCAGGCTATTCCTGATATCGCGGCTGGTGCCAAATTTGCCTACTTCGGCGATTTTAACCGCTTTATCGTTCGTCGCGTCACTTACATGACGCTGAAACGGCTGGTTGAGCGTTACGCAGAGTACGATCAGACTGGCTTCCTGGCCTTCCACCGCTTCGACTGCGTACTGGAAGATACCGGCGCGATTAAGGCGCTGGTGGGTAAACCGGCATCTGGCGGCTAAGGCAATAATCAGCTTCAACCTCCACCGCTCCGGCGGTTTTTTTATGCCCGCAGTTCGCTGTGGGCCAGGGAAAATACATGAGCACAACGATTGAGATGTTGCGGGCGCAGTGTCGGATCGATATTGACGATGCAACCGAAGATGAACTGCTGACGCTGTATTTCACAGCTGCTCGGCGTCGCGCAGAGAACTTCATTAATCGGAAACTGCATGAAGACTCTGTGCCAGATACCGATCCAGACGGGTTAAAAATTGCTGACGATATCCTCCTGGCGCTGATGCTTCTTGTTGGGCATTGGTTCAACAGCAGGGAAGAAGCTTCCGATGTAAATAAAATGAGCATCCCCTTCGGCTTCACTTCGTTGCTTGAACCCTACCGATATATCCCACTTTGAGGTGATTTATGGCCTGTGAAGGGTGTCTCCGTCGGCGTGAATGGTTAAAAAAGTGGACGAAAATAGCCTATGAACGAGCAACTGGTAAACGCGCTGATAGCAGCGCTGAGAGAACAAACAGCAGCACAGCGAGAGCAGACGGAAGCGATAAACCGCCTGGCTGAGTCTAACGTCGCCCTGTCCGATGTGATTATCCAGTCGCTTGCCGGCGATCTCGAAGAGGCGCCAGAGCAGCAAACCTATCTGAGTGGGAAACCCAGGGGGTGATATGCAGGCCGGAAAATTGCGTCACAGGATCACCCTGCAGGAACCCGTCAAAGAACAGAACACGACAACGGGAGCCGTGATTAATACCTGGCGCGATGTCGCAACCCTTTGGGCCGAAGTCGCTGCTTTATCCGCACGTGAGTTTATTGCGGCCCAGGCCTCTCAGGGCGAGGTTACCACCCGGATAACGATTCGTTACCGTGAGGGCGTCACCCGGAAACATCGGATCCTGTTTCGTGGCCGCATCTACAACATTGAGGGCGTTTTACCTGACCCTCGGAGCGGCAGGGAATACCTGACACTGCCATGTTCAGAGGGGGCTAACGATGGCTGATGGCGTGGAAGTAAACCTGACCGGCCTCGATTCCGTCCTGGGAAAACTGGATGCCGTCTCACAGGTCACTCGCGATAAATCCGGTCGTGCAGCGCTGCGTAAAGCGGCGAACGTCATCAGGGACAGAGCACGCACTAATGCCGCGCGGGTTGATGATCCTCTCACCAAGGAGACTATCTACAAAAATATTGTGGTCAGCTTCAGCAGCAAGGCGTTTCGCAGAACCGGCGATCCAACGTTTCGTGTCGGGGTGATGGGCGGCGCAAGGCAATACGCCAATACAAAGGCTAACGTTCGAAAAGGCAGGGCGGGTCAAAGTTATAAAACTGCCGGAGATAAAGGTAATCCCGGCGGGGATACCTGGTACTGGCGTTTCCTTGAGCTCGGGACCGAGCATGCTGCAGCGCAGCCGATACTTCGCCCCGCTGTAAATGGAGTCGATACGGAAGTGATCAACGTTTTTGCTGTGGAGCTGGAAAAGTCCATTGATCGCGCTGTGCGACGGGCGGCTAAAAAAGGAACTCCGGTATGATTGCTCCAATATTTGCAGTTTGCGCAGCCAGCCAGGCAGTCAGGGATTTGTTAGGTTCTAATCCCGTGCGGCTTTATCCGTTCGGCATGCAGGACGATAATATCGTTTACCCCTATGCCGTCTGGCAAAACATAGGCGGCTCACCTGAAAATTATCTGAACCAGCGGCCAGATGCGGATCACTATTCTCTGCAGGTTGATGTCTATGGTGATACTGACACCGACGTGATCGCCGTTGCCCGTGCTTTACGCGACGCGATTGAGGGCAAGGCCTATATCACCCGATGGGGTGAACAAAGCCGTGATCCTGAAACAATGCGATACCGCTATTCCTTCGATGTTGACTGGATAACGCCCAGATAACCAACAACCCCAAACTGACCCGCCTTGTGCGGGTTTTTCTTTTATGGAGACAAAACATGTCTGTATTAACGCAAGGCACGCAATTTTTTGTGCTCAAGTCTGGCGTGGTCAGCGAGGTTGAATGCATCACCAGTTTCAACCCCGGCGGCAACCCTGCCGATCAGATTGAAGATACCTGTCTGAGTGAGCGGGATTCCAGAACCTACAAAAAGGGGCTTAAAACGCCTGCGGCCGCAACCGTCGGGCTTAACGCTGATCCGACGAACGCCAGCCACATTATGTTGCATGGCCTCGCTGAAGCGAATGACCAGACGCCGTTAACTTTTGCGGTTGGCTGGTCAGATGGAACCAGTGTCCCGACAGCCGCCGCTTCTGGCGCTGAGGATGCTGTTGATGGCCTGGTACTGCCATCGGATCGCACCTGGTTCATTTTCCAGGGTTACGTTTCTGACTTCCCGTTTGATTTTCAGGGTAACGCTGTTGTGACGACCTCCGCCACGATCCAGCGGTCTGGCTCTTCCGTATGGGTGCCGAAGGCCGCAGCGTAATTAATATGCCCGGTTATCCGGGCTTTTCATTTCAGGAGCTAAAATGCAACTTACTCTCGATACGTTAAAAGAAACCGGTGCGTTTACCGGGCGTCCCGTAGAAAAAGAAATTAAGTGGAAAGGCCGAGACGGGAAAGAGCACAAGGTGACCGCCTATATCCGTCCTGTGGGTTACCACTCCACGAAAGTCGACTTGCTGGCATCAAAAGGGAAAGTCGACCCAGTTGCCGGACGTATTGCTGCCCATATCTGTGATGCGGAGGGAAATCCTATTTTTACTGAAGCCGATATTCTTGGAACGGCCTCTGAAGACCGTGGCGCGCTCGATGGCCCGATAGTTATCGCTTTGCTGGTTGCGATTCAGGAGGTTAACGAGCTGGGAAAGACTACGAGCTAACCGGTGAGGATGAGTTCTGGTGTGAGTTAGTCATGAACGGCATCGGAGGCCGCACCATCGCAGAGGCTCAGGAACGGATGAGCCGTAGGGAATTTCTGGTTTGGCTCAAGTACCGTGAGAAGTACGGACAGCTCAATATCATGATGCGTACCGAGTGGGGGGCTTCGCTGGTGGCTTCTGTCCTTGCGAACATCAATAAGGCTCCAGGCACTCCACTTTTCAAGATTAGTGACTTTGCCCCCCACTTGCATGCAATCCCTATAAGTCTTGAAGAAGCTATGAAAAATTGGAGTTAGTAAAAATTATTCTTTTCAACCTTTGTTGTCCTCATTACCCTTGGTAGGATTATGATGAATTCAATAGAGGGATAAGGATATGAAAACAGTATCAGTATTGAGCGCAGCGATTCTTTTAAGTGGGTGTGCTGCGATGGATAATTCAAAGGATACACGCCTTAATTCATTCTCAGGAATAACATATGAAAACAATGGTACTTATGAGACCATAAAAAAATATGTTAAGGAAAGTGCAGGAAAGATTAATAAGGAGCGGGTTAAATTATGTATTGCAAGGAATGTTACTAATAATGGCGTTCAGTTAAATGATTCATCTTCAAGCTTTGTTGGTGCTTATACAGGGAATTATTATAACATTGAAAAAAGCACCACCATCCAAGGCGGGGAAGTTATAAATACAGCTGCCTCATCATCAGATATAGTTGTTGCTAATGGAACTACATCTTATCAATATGATGCGGGGATTGTCATGGTGGAAAAAGTGGTTAAATTTACGATGGATATTACACCATCAGCAACAGGCATTAAATATACATTCTCGAACATACAGCAAGCGCAAAAAGATACTGGCGCAGCATCAAATTCTGGGTTTGCACCTATAGGTGTCTGGAAGGCTGCTGGTGGCTATCAGGCGATTAATGCATTAGATAATATTTCCTCTGAAATAAATAAGTGTATGTCTGAGGGATAGTGTTATTTTGTAACTAGGCCCCTTTATGGGGCTTTTTTTTTGGAGGTAACTTTATGTCTGGAAAATCCCTTGGCACATTAACAATTGACCTTATAGCAAAAGTGGGCGGTTTTGTTCAGGGGATGGATAAGGCTGAAAGATCATCACAAAAATGGCGCGATAAAGTTAAGAAAGATGCTGCTGAGGTAGGGTCCGCTCTGGCCGCAATTGGTACTGGCGCAGCGGCGGTTGCTATCGGCATAGGTACTGCTGGTATTACTCTGGTAAAAAATACTTCAGATCATATCACTGCAACTGATCGTTGGGCTAAATCCCTAAAAATGTCTACTCAGGATTTGCTTTCATGGCAGTTTGCTGCCGAAAAAGCAGGTTTAACGGGGGATAACATTGCAGACATATTTAAGGATATTAATGACAAAGTTGGTGATGCTGTACTGAATAAGTCAGGCGAAGCCGCTCAAGCGTTGGATACACTCGGGCTTTCCGCAGAAAAACTAGCCCAGCAGGCTCCTGATAAGCAACTGATAGCTATCAGCGAAGCGTTACAGAAAATTCCTTCTCAGGCAGGGAAAACTAATATCCTTGAAAGTTTGGGTAACGATTTGTCAAAAATGCTGCCGTTGTTCGACAACAACAACGAAAAGCTAAAGCAATTCATCCAGTTATCAAAGGATTTTGGCGTAGCTCCGCCGCAGGAAGATATTGATAACTTGGTTAAAGTTAATCAGTTTTTTCAAGATATAGAGAGCAGTGCGCAGGGGTTAAAGATAGAAATTGCCAGTGGGCTAGCAAAAGTTGACCTCTCACCAATTCAGCATGGGCTTGATGACATCAGGGAAGTTTTTACCGATCCTGCGGTGCTTTCAGGTCTAGCAAAACTTGTTGGTGGGGTTGCTGAACTGGTTGGCTGGATGGGTAAATTAAGTTCTGAATCGGCTAACTTCATCAGTAACTTACTAGAAGTGCCAGACAGGTTTAAAGCTGGCGGCTGGTACGAGTTTGAAAAAAACAAAAGGCTAGCAGCGATAGCTGGCACTATTCAATCAGATATGGGGGTAATTACTAAACCAACTTCAAATTCTGATTTGCTAATAAATAACAACCTGCTTCCCGGTCAGAGTAACCAGAAACAACCTAAAAAGCCTGATAATGCGGCTAAGAGGATTGAAAGTGCCTATAAATCAATAGAGCAGTCGTATTTAAGACAAATTGCACTGGTAGATCAGCTTACTGGTAAAACAAAAGACGCTACGGAAGTTGAAAAGCTACGCTTTGATTTATCATCAGGCCGTTTGGTTGGAATAAATAAAGAGCAGCAAATCAGGCTTGAAGGTTTAGCTACTGAAATTGATAAATATAATTCTTTATCAAAATTCCGTGATTTACAGGAAGAGTTATTATCTCCAGAGGAAAAACTCCTTAAAACTACGAAAGAGCGTTTGAAAGTCCTGCAAGATATTCAGGGGATACCCGGAGTCAGCCAGGATGAAGTAAAAAAAGCCGCCAAAGCTATCACTAAAGATTCTTTTGCCGACATGCCGAAATTTACAGGCATAGATTCTATGTTTAGTGGTCAACTTGGCGAATTAAGGAAAGTTGACGATGCGCAGAAAGAACAGGAAAAATGGTATCAGAACCAACTTGATTTGCTGGAGCAAAACCGACAAGCACGATCTGATCTAAACGAGGAATGGGATGCCAGAGAACTTGAGTTAAAGAGAAAACACCAGGATGAAATGAACAGGCTCGATGAAGCCCGTAATCAACTGATGTTAAGCAGTGTTGTCGATGGCTTGGGGTCAATGGTTGAAATGACTCGTACTGCATTTGGCGAACAATCAGACATATATAAAGCTGCCTTCGCCGTACAGAAAGCAGCAGCTATAGCCCAGTCAATTATTGCTATTCAACAAGGTATAGCGATGGCTGCTGCCAATCCATTTCCGTACAACCTTGGGGCGATGGCGAGCGTGGCCGCTTCTACAGCAGGTATTGTGTCGAACATTGCCGCCGTGGGTATGGCTCACGATGGGATAGATGCAGTTCCTGAAACAGGTACCTGGTTGCTTCAAAAAGGAGAGCGGGTGACCACTGCAGCGACCAGCGCAAAACTGGATGCCACGCTGGATAGAGTCGCTACACAGTCAACCGGTGGTGGAACTATTTATTCTCCCACGATCACTATCCCCATCAATGGTAACCCTTCCGATGCAACGTTGGCGCTGGTCCGTAAAGCTGCAGATGAGGGGGCAGAAAGGGGATACCGGAAGGCGGTTAACTCAGTCGCAAGCGGTCAGGGTGATTTACATAAGGCTCTGATGGGGAAAACTACCTCGGGGAGGAAAATTAGCTGATGGCTATCACCACAACGCTTTATTACCCCTCCGCTTACTTGCCTGGACCGCTTAAAGAGAGTTTTGGTTTAACTCCTGTATCTCCTCTGAAACGGACTCAGATGGTAACTGGCCGGGCACGACAGCGGCGTTCCTATACTTCGACACCAACCCAAACTGATCTGGCGTGGATTTTTTCTGACGCCCAGGCGCAGGCTTTTGAGGCGTGGTTTCGGGATGAGTTATCAGATGGGGCGGCGTGGTTCAACATACCGTTATTAACGCCGGTTGGGCTGAAAAATTACGTGTGTCGTTTCACGGATATTTATAAAGGCCCCTCGCCAGAAGGCGGATTTTACTGGAGATATACCGCGCCAGTAGAGCTCTGGGAGCGCCCATTGCTGCCGTCTGGATGGGGGCATTACCCGGAATGGATCGTCGGCAGCTCACTGCTGGATATTGCGCTGAATAAGGAGTGGCCGAAGCATGACTCAGATTAAACGCCTCTACGCCAGCAGCGGGCCGGAGGTGATCATTGAGACGCTGCAGATCACCATTGGTTCTGACGTCCATTATCTGTGCCAGGGTTACGAGAACATCACGGCAACGACGGAGAACGGTGATACCGTAACGTTTTCAGCCTGTGCGATAGACATTGCGCTGCCGGCGCGCAATGCGGACGGCACGCAGGACCTCAAATTTGCCTTGTGCAATATCGATGGTGTTGTGTCCACGGCGATCCGCAATGCGCTGGCTAACCGTCTGTCTGCATTTCTGACGTACCGGCGTTATATCTCCACGGATTTAGCGGCCCCTGCGGAAGTGCCGTATACGCTGAAAATCAAGTCGGGCTCCTGGACGGCGACAGAGGTGCAGATCACTGCGGGCTACATGAATATCCTCGATACCGCCTGGCCGCGATACCGCTACACGCTCCCTGTATTCCCCGGACTGCGTTATATCAGCTAAGGAATCCCAATGTTTAACCCTGATAAATACCGTTCAGTCACCTGGCTGAAGGGCGGGCGCGTATACCCGCAACTCGACTGTTTCGGCATTGTGAACGAGATACGCCGCGATCTGAATTTACCCGTCTGGCCCGATTTTGCAGGGGTCACCAAAGACGACGGCGGCCTCGACCGGGAAGCGCGCAGGATGATGCTTACCCTTGAGCGCTGCGAACCCTGCGAAGGGGCCGGGGTGGCCTGTTATTCCGGGTCGACTGTCACCCACGTTGGGATCGTGGTCAGTATCGATGGTCTGCTGCATGTGGCGGAATGCAATCCGGGAACGAACGTCACCTTTCTGCCGTTGCCGCGGTTTAAGCGGCGATTTGTCAAAGTGGAGTTCTGGCAATGACCATTCGTTTTTACCCATCCCGGCTTCCCGGTGAACCACTCGAAACGCATGAGCATGGTGTAACCAGTATTCGCAAGTGGCTGGTGGCAAATGTTGAAGGTTACGAAGATCGGGATGTTCCACCGCTGACCGTTGAGGTTGAGGGGCAGTCAATTCCGCCAGGCGACTGGGCTACTTGCGTGATCCGCCCTGATAGTGATGTCCGGCTTTATCCGGTCCCCTTCGGGCTGGAGGCCGCGACCATTGCGTGGATAGGTGTTGGTATCTCCGTTGCCGCTGCAGCCTATTCGCTTTTTATGATGAGCAACATCGATACGGGCGGCTATACCTCATCCACAGGGCGGAGTCTCGACCTGAACCCGGCAAAGGCGAATACCGCAAAACTCGGTGATGCCATTCGTGAGGTGTTTGGCCGGGTGCGTATCTACCCTGATTATGTGGTGCAGCCGGTTACCCGGTTTGATGCCGCCGATCCTACGAAAATGCGCGTCCAGATGCTGCTGTGTCTCGGTGTCGGTGATCTGATTTATACCAATGGCGATATCCGGGTTGGCAGTACGCCAGCTTCAACGCTACCGGGATTCAGCAGCACCCATTACCCGCCAGGCGCGGACGTTTCCGGTGATGAGCGCAGTGAAAACTGGGTCAACAGTACGGAGGTCGGCGGGACATCATCCGGTACCGGGCTGGATATGGCCCAGACGTCGCCGGACGCAGACGACATTATCGCAGACAGCATGACCGTATCCGGATCGAGCGTGACGTTTACCGGGCTGGATACGGATGATGATGACGATAATGACGAGAACGATAACGCGCTGCCGCCCAGCTGGGTCGCTGGCGCCGTGGTCGAACTGAAAGCCCCGGCGAACTACCAGATCACCACGGCGGCCGG